CTTCACAGCGCACCGGTTAATCAACGGTTGATAACCTGTGCCATTTTCTACGTGCTGGCGGGCAATCATCTTGAGCCATGAAAAAAAATCTTTTGCCATTGCTGAAACCTCTGGCGTTGCCTTTATTGCTCGCCTTTCTTTGCTGCTTATAATTGATTCTGTCCAGTTTTTGTAACCAGCAGTAGTGCCATTTATTATTGTTTTTATGGTCATTTGCATAGGCATTGGCAGGTCGCAGTATTCCACATCTTCGTTTTCGTCTGCGATTTCCTGAAGCTCCTGCATAATCATGGCGCGCCCCATGAGACCTGATTTTATGTTCTCTTCGGTAATGAGTTTTTTGAACTGGTCATCAGTAGAAACGCCAAACATGGAAAAGAAGGGATTTCGTATCGCACCATCTATGCGACTAATCACATCTTCAAACTGACGCTTAATATCGACAGGATCTGCCTGCAACTCATTTTCTTCGATCATCATCATAAGAGTGCCAAGCCTTTTTTCAAACTGCTTGACGTATTCATCAGTGATGCGCTGGTCACAGTACAGTATTTCTGCGGTGTAAGACTCCATCAGTGCGCCAGCCGTGGCCATGTTGTACTCACTGACCTTTTGCCCAACCACGCTGCCGAGCTTGATGCCAATCTCATCCATGATGAGGTTAAACATCTGATTAGCTGCCAGCCCCTCATATATTGCTCTTTCAGAACGGATTTTACCGGCCACTGTCTTGCTGAGACCTGAGCAGTCGATAATTTTTTGCAGAGCCGCAAGCACGTCACCCTTTCCTGAGCCAGACCCGGCGATGCCAATAGAAAAAAGATTTGGCACAGCCTTACGATTGGTAAGGTAAATATCTGAAGAGGCGCCGCAGATGATTGATGCCGCATGGATGGCTGCCAGAGCTGCGAGGTATTCCCTTTTTTCTGCACAGTTTCTGTTAATCCATTCCGTCAACTTGCCGACGAACCCTGGCGGGAAACGCACATCAACAGATTTGTAATCAACGGGGCATTCTCCAACGCCCATCGCCATTTTTTTCTCAAACTTCTCAAGCAATGCAATCTCTTCTGGCGACGCCTGAAATGAAACTGGACGAACCCATCCACCCTCTTCCGCCAGATGAACAAGCGTAGCAGCAGTGACGCGGTCGCCATTTCCCTTGCCGTATGAGTGCCAGTGGTAATCCATATCAGATGGGTCATACTTTGAGAAGCGCGATGACCAAGAGTCCCACAACTCGAATCCGTTGCCATCTGTTGCCTCATGAATTGCCATGCCAACTCGAATCCAGTCCTCATAATCTTCACCACAGTTAATGTGGTTCAGCATGTCCTGAAGTTCCTGCATGGAAAACGATTCGGCGCCGAGTGAAAATTCCTCGCGCTCTGCTCGTTGCAGTAGCTCAATAAGTGGCAACGGAGGCTCTGTTATGGATGACGGAGAGCCATGCTCAGCTTCATAAAAGTTGCCTGATTTATGGAATGAGCCACATCCGATCACGAAGCCTGAAGACTTAAAGTCAATTCCTTTGAATCGCTTGTCGTGAGAATTGAGCTTCACTCCATCTGGCAATTTATAATAAATATGCTTTCCGCCACCACCAGTGTTCACCACAAATCCTGATTCATCGGCAAGCTCCATATCAAGCGCCTCGCAAAGCGCCTCATACCCTTCATTGCCACCATTTCTCGGATCAACATCCACGACAAGATAGCCATCTACCAGAACGCCGAAACTGTTTAGCTGGCCAAACTCACGCATGTTTTCGAGTTGGTCATCTTCCCATATGATTCCACATTGCCAGTTTGACATTATGGGATGCTTGCCTGCTGCATCACATTCTGGCCGCTCGCAGGTACATTTCCTGTCATGATCCATTGGATGGATTCCTATAACAGGGAATCCGGCGGCGTGATAATCCTTGTATCCTGTCATTATTTCGCTCTCCATTGAGTAACTGCTGGGCGCAAATCTTCCTTTTTAAAAAGTCCGTTGGTTAGCTTATCTACCTCTATGGCAGCCGTTGCGCTGATGCGCCCACGGGAAACCCATTCATTTACTGATTGACGAGAAACGCCAAGGAATCGCGCTAGCGATGCCTGCCCCCCCATGTGCTCAATAAGAGCATCGAGAGCCTTCTTTTCCATTTCTTTGATTTGTTCAGCGATGGTTTTCATCTTTCCTCCTGCTAATTTATGGAAGAATGATAAACGCAAAATATTTTTATGTAAAGCTATTGACCTGACGAATGTCCTGTCGTATCTTTTAGTCACACCAGCAACAACGCTGAGTTATTCGAGAGGACACTATGAGCTTATCAATGATTCAAAAACCAAAACCAGTTGCACCTATCATTACTCTTGTTGGCACCCCTGGTGTTGGCAAGACGACTCTGGCGGCGCTCTTCCCAAAGCCTGTTTTCATTCAGGCGGAAGAGATTACAGGCGTATTCGATGACTGGGACGAAGAAAACAAGCCTGATTCATTCCCGGTTCTGAAGCGGGCTGATGCAAAGCGTAAAACTAGTACCAAAGAAGACTTGTTGTCGCAGTTGCGCGCTCTTATCACAGAAGAGCATGACTATAAAACTCTGGTTATCGACTCTATCACCAGCCTCCACGCCATGTTTGAGCATGAGGTTTGCGAAAACTATGGAGTAGATAACGTTGGAGCAGCAGCTGGTGGTTACAACAAGGGCTATCTGGTTGTGGCTGAGATGCATGCTGAAATTATTAACGCATGCAAGTATCTTCGCTCTAACAAAGGGATGAGCATCATTTATCTTGCGCATGCCGGCATACGTAAGATGAAGAACCGACCTGATTCTGACGAGTACACCGTTTATACTCTCAACATGCACGAAGCCAGTATTGATGGTTACGTTGCGCTTAGCGATGCTGTTATCTATATCCGCAATGAGGAGTTTGTGAAGGGTACTGAGACAGATAAAAAAGGGCAGGTAACTAAGTTCGGTAAAGTTGTGCAGACCGGGCAACGTGTACTTGTCACCTCCGGTGATGGCCGGGTTGGTTACGTCAATGCGAAAAATCGCTTCAACCTTGAGCCTGAGATTCAGTTTGATAAAGGCGAAAATCCACTTCTGACAGAGATTAAGTATTATGCGTCTTTACGAGATAACGAAACAGCTTAACGAACTGCTTGCGATGGAAGATATTCCGCGCGAGCAGATTGAAGATACCATTAACCTGATTGAGGAGGAGTTTGAAGGAAAGGCCGAGATGGTGGCCGCTTATATCAGCGAGCTTGAGGCGGATGAGGCTGGCATGAAGGCTGAGATTGATCGCCTGTCAGAACGCAAACGTGTGCTGACTGCGAAGATAGATAACCTTAAAGATTATCTTCGTCAGAACATGCTGGCATCTGGAAAAACGAATATCAAAGGCAAGCTGTTCAGCATCACGCTTGGCAAACCGTCTCATGTTTTGGATGTGTTTGTCCCGGTTGAGCAGTTGCCAGAGCAGTATCGCGTTGTAAAATTTTCGGCAGATAATGCAGCCATTAAAGCGGCACTGAAAGCCGGAACTGAAATTAAAGGTTGTGCCATCACTGATGGAAAACCAAAGCTGATCATCAAATAATCGAGAGGACATAAAAATGGGTTTCTGGAATCTTTCTGACGGTAAAGAAGTTGAGTCAAAGTCTGAATTTGAGGCTGGTGGTGGTTTTGAGGTTATTCCTGATGGCACCCGCGTGCTGGCAGCGGTGGAGGAGTGCAAGGACGATGAATGGGAAGGTGAGCGCTTCTTTAACCTTAAATGGCGCATCCTGGACGGTGATTACAAAAACCGCATCATATTCCAGAAGCTGAAAGTGTTCAGCCAGAAGGATAAGCAGCGCGATAACGCCATCAGCATGCTGGCAGCAATTGATGCAAACGCTGGAGGTAAATTGATGGCGTCAGGGAAAGAGCCTACTGATTTTGCAATCGCAAGTGCGCTGGCTAACCGCCCGATGATCCTCCTGCTTCGCGTCTGGCAGTCTGACGATAAGCAGAAGTCAGGCAACTACGTTGCCGGGGTATTTGGTCGCCAGAAGACTAAATCCGCTCCAGCAGCAAAGCAACAAAAGCAAACGGCAAAGCAGCAGGATGAAGAGCCGCCGGTTGACTTCGACGATGATGTACCATTTTGATTTAAATAAATAACCAAGGGCCATTCGTGGCCCTTTTTTTACATCAATTCACTTTCGTCTGTTTTGAATTTAATGTACAATTCGTTAATCAAAAAAGGAGAAAGCATGAACTATCAAAAGGTGCATGATTCAATAATTGAAAATGCAAAAAACAGGAAGTTACCAAAGGAAGTTTATACGGAGAGGCATCATGTACTTCCTAAAAGTATGGGTGGGACAGATGAAAAGGGAAACTTGGTAACTCTTACTGGAAGAGAGCACTTTATCATTCACTGGCTCTTATGGAAGATTCACAGGAATCAATCTATGGGGTTAGCATTTTTTGCCATGACATCGCAATGTAGAAAGAGTGGAAAAAGGTATACATCATGGTCATTTCACTACGCCAGACAGGTTGCTTCCACACTGATGAGTGGCTCTGGAAACCCAAATTACGGGAAAAGACATACAGATTTAACAAAAAAGATCATTGGTGATATGGCGTCTAAAAGAGTTGGCGCAATGAATCCAAAGGCAAGGCCAATAATCAATATAGATACCGGCGAGGTTTTTGAGACACTAACTGCTGCAAGAAGAAAGCATGGAGGTAATATTCATTACGCCATAAAGGAAGGTGGTACAGCTGGCGGGTTCAGATTTGCATATCTTGATGATTATAACTCTGGTAATTATAAGTTCACAAGCAATCTAAAAGGGTATAGGTCTGGTAGAAATTCACCTACTAGCAAGGCAGTTATTGATTCTTGTGGAAATTCTTACGATACAGTAAGCCTTGCTGCTGAGTCAGTTGGTGTTACTGGCAGTGCAATATCATGGGCTATCAAAAACAAAAAAACAGTCAAAGGTAAGAAATTTAAATTTTTAGGTGATGAAAATGACTTTTAAGCTTAGACCATATCAAGAAGAAGCAGTTGATGCAGTGATCAGGCATATAAAATCCAGCATATCATCGTGTATGATTATTCTACCAACAGGCAGCGGAAAGAGCGCCGTCGTTGCCTCTATTGCAAATTGGTTGTGGGGGAATACTGGTAAGAGAGTCTTATGCGTAGCCCCCACCAGCGAGTTAGTTGTGCAGAATAGGTTGCGCTTTTTATCTATGACTGGCGAGCCAGCAAGCATGTTCAGCGCCAAGGCTGGCCCTAAAAATCTTCGCCACCCTGTTGTTTTTGGCTCTCCTGTCACAATCAAAAACTCTATTGAAATGTTCGGCGATAAATATGGAGCTGTAATTATTGACGAGTGCGACGGAATCACGCCAACCATTAAATTTATTATTAATGAGATGAGGCGTCGCAACCCAAAGCTGCGCATCATTGGCATGACCGCAACGCCTTATCGCCTTGGTACGGGTTATATATATAAAGAGCACTATATTGATGGTCCAACCGACGAAGAAACGGCCATTGATCCTTACTATGACAAGGTTGTTTATGAGCTTGAGGCAAAATTCCTGATTGATAATGGCTACCTGACGCCTCCAGTTACTGAGCACGTAGAAGAAGAATATGATACCTCTGGACTTGAGAAGGATAAGCTTGGGCGTTATACAACGGCATCGGTAGAGCGCGCCATGGTTGGAAAAGGACGCAAGACGTCTCGCATTGTTGAGGATATCGTCAGGCGATCAGTGAATCGCCGGGGAACTATGATTTTCGCCAGCACGAAAAAGCATGCCATGGAGATTATGGAATCTCTGCCTCCTGGTAGTTATAGCTATGTTTTCGGTGATATGCCTACTGCTGAGCGCAACAAGGCTATATCAGACTTTAAGGCTCAGAAGGTTAAATACATTGTCAACCAGAATATACTTACAGTTGGTGTGGATGTTCCGCACTGCGATCACATTGCAGTTATGCGCGCCACAGAATCTCAGCGCCTGTATCAGCAGATAATAGGCCGTGGGACAAGGCTTTACGAAGGGAAGGAAAACTTTCTCGTTAGCGACTATGCAGGAAACATAGAGCGTCATTTTGCTGAGACAGGAGACCTGTTTACTCCTGAGATTAAAGCAACACGAAAAAAACCGTCTGTTCCAATGGAAGTAAAATGCCCATCTTGCGGATTTGTTAATGAATTTGGAGTGCGTCCAAATCCAGAAGGCCTTGATATGGACAGTGAGGGATATTGGCTTGATCTCGCTGGTGACAGAATAATGGTAGATATTTATGATAAATCTGGCGAAAAGATAGGGCAAAAGCCAATGCCCGGACACTTTGGGCGCCGCTGTAAGAACTATATTATGGTTGGTGCGCTGCGTGAAATGCGTCGCTGCACGCATAAATGGTCATTCAAAGAATGTCCTGATTGTGGTTTTGAAAATGATATTGCTGCGCGTAACTGCGTGAGTTGTAAAGCAGAAATAATCGACCCTAACCAGAAGCTACAGGAAGAAGCGGCAAGGCTTGACTCTGCTCCTGATGCAACCAAGCAATCAAAAGTTACAATGATGAGCATAACTCGCCACTATGTAAGCAGTGGTGATGATATGTTGGTAGTTAAGTTTGCTATTGAGCAGTCACCATGGTTCGTTAACAAGTTCTTTAAACCTATGGCAGAAAAGACATGGCAAAGAAGAGAGTGGGAGGATTTCAGTATTAAATCTTTTGGAGAAGTGCTGGAGATAGATGAAGCACTATCGAGAAGAGAAGATGCTACATATCCTACTGCCATTATGTTCAGAAAGGATAAAGGCAGCAAATATTACAATGTGAAAGGTATGTACTGGGGTGAATTATGATTTTTCCAGAATGGTTAAAAATTTATGGTGAAAAGGACTACCGCAATAAAAAATGTCCTGTAGAAGATGCTGAACTTGTAACATTCATAAATCAGTTGAAGAAAATGTATCCTGACAGTTTTGGGCGCCTTGCTCTTCACGTCCCAAACGAGGGAAAGAGAAGAGCGCACGAAGTTAATAATCTAAAAAAGAAGGGGGCTTTAAACAAAGGAGCTTCAGATATAATAATCCCTGGGAACCCCTCGCTTGTCATTGAGATGAAGAGGAGAGACCATACACTTTGCGAATGGGAGGATGGTCAGCTTGAGTATCTCGAGGCAAGTAAAAGAGCGGGGTGCTTTGTGTGCGTATGCCTTGGATGGGAAGCAGCCATGATGGCATTCAATGGCTGGAGAGCAACGTATTACCCTTTGAAAAAGCATCATGATAAGAGTATACAAATTGATAGCTTTTGAATGAAACCATCAAGCACACAAAAAACACCGGCAAACGAGCCGCCGATGGATTTTGACGATGATATTCCGTTTTGAGTTTTCAAAAAACAACATAAGGTATATGACTATGAAAGATGAACATGGTGTTGATGTAATTTTAGGCAATCCGTAATTATACATATACGGATTGCCAGGGCCTGATGCAACACTAGTTATCGCAAAGGAATTCAAAAATGATAAAGTTTTATGTTTCGATGTTTATTCAGGGTTTAATATTGAATTAGACCCCTGGAAATTTTTCCAGCGCAAAAAGACCGTATAGACATGGAACGAAATGCGCAAGGTGCTAGATTTTTGTGTAAATTTAGCATTAATGCTAAATCATAATGCAAAAATTTAAAATAAAAGGGGCGTAAGCCCCTTAAACTATCTTAAATGTCAATTCTTCTTTGTCAGAAAACCCATTGTTCATTAAGTAATCTAACACATAATCTTGTTTTTCAATTTCGTCGGAAAACGATGAGCCGCCATCATCTATTTCCACTGTAACCGGAAGAGCGTCAGTTGTCATAAACCACACATTTACTTTTAACATTTAACACCTCTATGTAAAATTAATAATGAAATTATCGACGTCGATCACCGCACCTTCACGGCAGCGGATAGATACTTCGCAGTACTCAGCGGCTTGTGGCACGCGACCCTGTATGAACCGTCCTACAGATTGCCATCCGCTCGGGGTGTTAGTAAAATTACTACTTGCACCTGATTGGAGGGGGTTGCCAGCCCTATCGTAAAATGTAACGGTTAACGCCCCTGCTGTTGCTCCTGTTCCAGCCGTTATTGTATTGATTTGACACGTTGTCGAGTAATAACCATGCTGTGTTACTTTTACCTTTTGAACTAAGAAACAACTTAACGACCCGAACGATGTCATTCTCGCACCATAAGTGCCTGTTTTCTTATATGCTGTACCAACTACACATGTTTGACTGGCAGAACTCTGATTATTAAATGTCCACGATGATAAATCCCCTGTCTCAAATCCGGGATTCAATGTTGGGTTAAGGGATTTATGGAGTGGAATATTTCCCACCCCGGACAAGATATCTCCTATACAATGAGTTGCGGTAACATACCCATCTCCCTCAACAAAAGTTCTTAATCCTTCGTCTCCATTCTGAAAGAGATAATCATTTCCTGGTGTTTTAACAAGGGTTACATCGATGAAGGCGTTTGCCCCCACGTAGAATAATGGTTTCGTTTGCAGCGACGGCTTGTTACACACAAGTGTACACCCATTAAGGATGAGCCGCGCGCCAGTTCCTGTTACTTCCCCGTAGCGATACCACTCCGACGCGCCTGGATTTTCAATGTTGGCCGCCGAATCCAAGATGACCATGGCACCGTTACCAGTTATCTTAATCGGGGTATTCAATACCGATGTGCCAGGCATCCCAATGGCAAAACTTGCGCATTCAACAAGTATCGGGCATCCTTTCATGTCGAATATTTTGCAATTTTGAAAAGTAACCGACTCTCCAGAGTCCGAAATGCCCACCGGGAAGTGCATCGCATATGTACCTCCAGGTGACTCCATCATAAATCCGCAATTAATGAATTTATAACGCCAGGTACTGTTAGAGGCACCTAAAACAATGTCAGCAGTAGAAAAAATACAGTTTTCGATTTTACAATCACCATTATAGGTGCCGTTGCTGGAATCGTTATTGTTTCCAGTTAGCAGCAACCGCTGACTAATACCTTTGATCGAGCTTTTAAATTTTATACCGCGCATGGCTGTACAGTGGTTCTCCGACCCAGCAGGATACGGTCGGCTGGAATGGACCCACAAGCAGTAAGTGGCCGTACAACCAGTAAAGTCAATATAGGCAATGCCATTGGGGCTCTCGAAAGAATAGTACCCTAAATCTACTTCCAACCCTTGCGACCCGGTTACATAATAGGTTTTCCCCGCCTGTAACACCACATTGACTCTGTTTGCTTTCGCATAGCTGTTTGCGGCCAGTAACTGTTCGGTGTCAGTGCCTGGGAAATCCTCCGGCATTATAAACTTAGTTCTTCTGTTAAAAATCTCCATATAATCATCGAGCTGTATACCATCAGAGTGGGTTACTAATGAAGTCCCCGGTATTACAGACGAAGATAATTCCTGCCTCAAATTAGCATCACCAACGCTCACCAAATGCGTAACATCGGTAGCCCATGATGTACTATTAATACCCGTGGTTGTGTATGGTGGATTGGTAGCCGCATTTAAACGCCAGAATTCATTCTGATAACGAATAATCTGATTACGAGCGGCAATTGTATAAGGCCCATTTTCATAATCTCCTAAAAACTTATAACCAGAATTCAAGAGGAATTGCTGGAAATCAGACTCCCTTTGAGTCTGAGCTGCCTGGAACTGGTTATTCCTTCCGGTATTAGTCAGCCTCTGCATGCCGAATCGGTCGGTGTAGTAATCAGCACTTCCGTTGACCTCTTCATCAATCTTCCCAGCGTTAAACTTCAGGTCGCGCGGGTCTTCAGAAGGGATCGGCTTGTTAGTTGGGGTAGTAGCCATCGGCTGCAATCTCCGTAATCATTAATTGCCCTATTGTATCACGCAACAGGATTGGTGTAGGCGTACATGGCGTCATTGTACTCAGTTACTGTGAGAGACACCGTGCCATCTGTACCTGGAGTTTTCTGGCTGACTGTCCATAACGTTGAGTCAAGTTCGACCTCTGTGGAGATGGCATATCTTGATTCTGACTGAACATTAACACCGTCAAAAATGTTCAACTCGAAATCAGATGGCAACGCGCACTCGAATGTGTTCAAACCAGTAATGGCACAAGCAAGACGTTCTGATACATTACCATTGGCGCCGGTGATCACCACAAACAGATTGCTTGCCGCTGTGAGCTGCTCACTGGTGGTGAACACATTTCCTGACCTTGAGCGGATAACACCAGTCTGCTGCACTGAATCATAAATATCGACAACGGAAATCATATCGCCAACGTTCACCCACTCGCCATCAGCAAGCGCTTTTATCTCCATTCCGCGACGTGAGTACATGAGGCGATTGCACTCAAGCATAGCCCGGTCTGTTGCCTGATACAGATTTCGAACGTATAGCATGTCGAATTTTTTCGGTTTAGTTGGCTCCCCAGGTTCGATACCAGAAGCGCCAACTTTATAATAAACGTAAGCCTGTTTGTTGGTGTTTGGGTCGCGGTACTGAACGCTTACGCCATCATATGCCCCTGGCAAAGTCATGTCATAAGACATTTTATAGCCATCAGCCTGCGTGTTTCTGGTATTAAACACAGTTTCAGGGGCTGATTTTTGCTCATCCCTTGAAAACGATAAGACGCCATCATCCCAAAACACCGTCACGCGAGCTGCATCACAGATGGTCTGAATTCGCTCACCAATGGACTTATCCTCATCGTCAAAGGTGTAATCAAAATACCCAAGGCGCGCATCAGGCAGCGCATCAGCTATTTCATAGAGCCTGCCTATATCAATGGTGCTTTCAGGCTGACCAGCAGTAATAAGCCAGTTATGCAGTACTGAATCTGCAAAACTTCTTGATGGAGTTAACGTATAGTCGACTGTCCCGGTTGTTCTGTTGTATCCAATAGTCCATCGGGTAATCAGCGCATTATATTTGCGCTCAGTAACTGATGTGGGCTGAAGCGTGGCCTTCACTGTCACTTTAACCAGAGTGTCATCTGGATAAACCACGTTTTCACGGATATTGATGGCATGCGCCGCCTGCAACGTTACGCGGTTGCCAGAGTTTGAGTTGTTTGTCCTTTCAATGCTGATGGCATACTTAGCCAGCCCATGAGCAGGAGTTAACTTATACGTGCGATAATAGGTTTTGGTTGTCTGATTGAATGGGTTGTCAATACTGTCTGCAAGCTGCTCCTCAGTTCCTGGAATGGCATCCCCATTATCATCAACTGCCCATACCTTGATCAGGTAATCTGCTGTGCCACTGGTAGGACCAAGCTCAGACTGAACATGAACCCATACCTGCGTTGATTCCACAGCTCCAACATATGGGCCAACAACGAGCGCCTCATTATCCACAATCTGGAAATAAGTGTTGTTGATGGTTGCGCCGGTCAGATTGCCAAGGTTTGCGCCGGTCAAGTTATTGAAGGTGAAATTATAGAAATACTGAATATCAGGAATGACGCCTGTTTCAGTTTCCTCAGCCGAAATGATGTTGCCACTAAGCTGAATATTTTCAGTAACTGGCCCGGATGTCGAGTTATAGGTAATATTTATTGTTAATGACACAGAGTGCGGCAAAGAGAGGCCCATAAAGTAATCGAAATCAGTGTTTTTTGGTATGACCATTAACAACTGTCCGCCAGCATAATCACCACTGGTAACAGATGTTGTGGTCGCTGTCTCTATCGGGGTGTCCTCTGATTCGTTCAGTCCTGGAACCTCCTGACCATCAAGCCCGTCGAACTGGTAAGGCTCAATGATTTGCCCGATCACATCACCTGGATTGTAGATGACATGAGTGGCGCCGGGCAGAGAACCAAGATTAGTTTCCGCATAGCGAACCGATGAAATGGTGTATTTCCCAAGGCCAAAGTTCATGAACTCAGTGACGTACTTCAGATCGTCAATGTATTCAAAAAGCGATTCCTGAATCAGGTCAGGGAATGCCCTTATCTGACCGAAGTTGTCAGGTCTTGCCTCTCCATTGCGCGCAATATTAGTTTGCGATTTCAGGCTGTTATTGGGTGATTCAACCGTCGTGCCGGTGCTGGTTGATGGCGTTGATGCTTTTGGCAGCAGAAAAGAAAGAACCTTAGTTACAGGCTTGAGTATCGTGCTGATAAGGTCGCCAATGGCGCCGCGAGGCTGACAGTAAATGTTAACAATATCGTTTTGCTTTAACGATATCGACAATTCATCATCAGGTCCAAAAATGCGGCCATTCAGTGCAATCCTGATATCAGATGGAAGGCTGGAATTCTCCAGCCATCTCCACAGATTAGTGCCAGCAGGAACATTACCCGTCTCTTTTGTAACTCCTGGCATCTTCTGAATGTGAATAACCGGCATAAGTCAGGAACCTTAATTTTGTTGATAATTTTTCGAGTGTTTTAAGGCGGTCTGTCTTGACTGCCGTTTTCTCTCGCGCATGCAGTATTTTATCACGACCCCACCACAGCGCGACATGTACCGGATGACTCCCGCGATAAGCAACCACCACATCGCCAACTTTTGGTTGTTCGGTATCTTTCCAGAATGAAACTTCTCCATTGAAACAAGTGACAAAATCGCCGCCACTTGAATATGAATCATCGTGATGAACATTGACATTCATGCACAGGCGATAGAACAGCACCACCAGACCCCAGCAGTCCACCGCGTCAACGTGACAACACCTGTCGACGTATGGCTTGCCAAGCATCATCCTCTCAAAATAGTCAAACGGTACGCAATCCGGGGAATTCTGTGATGTCATAAAGTTTTGCCACGTTGCCATTGATTGGGTTTTTTATGGAGATGGAGACAGTTACATCAGACTGATCAAGCGTCACATCGTTCACATAAAGCGTATATGGTTTTAATGGTGTGTCTTTGTCGGTCTCGTCAAAACGCTGGTATAACGCAGTGATAGGTTCAATGCGTCCAGAGCCTGACCATAACTTTAAATATTGCTTAAAGTCATTTGCCAGTCTTGCAAACTTCAGAGTGGCATTGATTACCGGCGTGTTTGACTGCTGGCTTCTGGTTACATCCATGCGCACTGGCTGGTAAGTCTGGCCGCCAAGTACAATATCAGAAAACTCGTTGCCAACTAGCCGGACGTAACCAAATGAAGAATGATAAAAGGTTATGGTGTCATACAGCTTCCAGTTTGGCCTTTTTGACTGGTATTCACGCAATGTTGGCATTATGGATACTCCGGCAAATCCCTGTTAACGACTTCATCGATCCATGAATACCATCTCTCATCAAGCTCAACAAGCACATCATCAAACTCATCCATGGAGTTATTGAGGGTTTTACAGATGACATTTCCAGTCCATGTGACGATACCGCCATTGATGCTTGTCTGCACGGGGTAATCAGTAAAGTGCAAAGTCTGATTCTGTAATCCGCTGCCACCAAGATCGATATCCATCGTGAACCATTCATTGCACTTGTTGAGATAATTTGGGCTTCTCAACCACTGCATAAATGCCCGCTCCTGCCTGAGCGTGAAAACCCATGTCAAACTCCATGTTACTGCAACATCGGTAGTTAACTTTTGAAATATTGGCGCCCCAACCGCAGGCTGATCGCTGCGGAATGGGGTTTGAGTCGTCATGTTCTTGCTGGCACGTTGCGCAAGCGGTAGCCATGATGGATAAGCTATAGCCATTATTCTGTTGCCCTTCTGGTTGCAGTGGTGTGACTGGTAATAGCGTTTGATATCGGGCCGCCAGCCTCGATATCTGCCACAATCGTCTCAATTGTAACAGACCCATCTCCATTGTCTCTGGCACTGGTAGTTGTTGTTGCTCCGCTGCTGTAGTTTGTGACGCTATTATAAATCACAATACCACTGCCACCTCCGGTAAGGTCTTTGTTGCTGATAACCTTTCCGTTGTCCCCGGGTATCATGTACTGATTACCATTACTGGCCTGGAAGATTTCAGGGAGGTTGTTCTCGCCGACCTGATACATTGATCCAGCCTGCGCAGGCCCGCCATTCTTCAGCGCTCCGGCAACCGACATGGCTTTAGCCACACCAACGGTGGAAACAATGCCAGCCTGTGCAGGTACTGCGTTAGCGCCACCCGTGGCAAGTGATGTCATCGCTGCTGCTGGCGCCATTGCCGCTGCGATTAGCTGGGCCTGAGTCGCCGCCATCGCTGAGGCTGCGGTCATCCCAACCTGCCCCATAATCACCGATTTAAGCCACTCCACACCCATCTGAACGAATGAGTTAATCACAGCGTTCAACACAGTGCTGCCGATTGACTGTAGCGCCTCACTAACAGACATTGAGCCAGTCAGAACGCCAGTTAAGGCATTACTTGCGGTTTGCCCAAAAGCATCAAATGCAGCAGCTGCTGCTTGCGTAGCCGCATTTTGCTGACTCCACTCCTGCCACATGGCATCAAGGCGCTGCTGGCGGTATTGCTCCTCAATAGCTGCTCTAGCCTGCTCAACCTCCGCTATCTTTTGCGGGTAAGCTACTGCGTAAGCATTGAGCGCGGCTAAATCCTTCTGGTAATTTGTTTCAACGGCAAACATTGGGGATGTCTGCGACTTTAATGCAGCGAATCCCTTGACGGCTTCAACTCTTTTCTTCTCCGCCTCTGCCTGAGCCTTTATCGCGTTGGCATTATCCCATGCCTTGGCTGCATATTGTCCTGCAAGGTTAATTTGCTCCTGAGTGGCGCCTTTTCCAAGAGACTGCTGAGCGGCCAGTATTGACTGTTCACGGCTAAGCTCTCTTGTACTTTCAGCGGTAAGCAGTGACTTCTGGCGAAGCTGCTCAAGTTTATTGGCGATATTCTCCTGCTCTGTGGCTGCTTTTTTAGCCTCTGAGTTTGCCGCACTTTGCGCACTACGCTCATCTTTCAGGGCTTGCGCATTTTTCTCTTGCTGCTGATAGGTTTGCAGGCGAACATTATAATAATCACGAAATGCCTGAGTCCCGGCCTTTAGGCCCTGATTTTCAGCATCACGCCATGCGAGAGCCTTCTGCTTCTCTACTCCAGTCTGTCGCTCAATGAAAAGCGTCTGCCTGGCCTGCTGCAATGCTTTATCCTGAGAGTCAGTTAACTCATCAGTCATTTGCTTCAGTGCTCGAAGGCGTTCCGTTGCATCATCTGTGCTATTTACAATAGCTAGCAGACTTTTTGCATATTCTCGTGCTGTTTTTGCACCACTGGATGTTCCATCGCTGAGATTTTGCAGTGTAACAATAAGCGCTTTTAGCTTTTCATCAGATGGGTTTTTTGCAATATCAGAAAGCTGTTTTGCGAATTCGAAAGCCTGTTGGTCTGATAGCTGGAATTTACTCGCCAGCGCGCCCACCGTAGCAATCATGCCATTCATTGACGTCTGACCGACCTGACCTGCTGCTGACGCTTGCTTAATGGCCTCTGTCCAGCTATTCGTTGTGATATTAAGCTGTGACATGTAGTCATTGAACAGCTTCACGCTGGCATATCCACCGCCAAGTGATGAGACAAGCGAATCACCAAAGCCGATAAAGTCACTTGATGCTTTCGTGACTTCTGCTGATACTTTAGACAGGGCGGCTTGTAACTCAAGTTGGGCTTGTTTTCGCATCAGGGTAGCCACCGCTGAGTTGGCTTTTGCAAGCCGTGCGAATTTTTCGGTATAGACAGCAACACCAGAAGATGAAACCGACACGACACTATCCATGGTCGCTATGGCTTCTTTCAGTGAATCAACGGCATTTTTGCCATTGCCGAGTGACGCTATCAGTGAGCCAGCAATAACCGTTGCGATGGTCAGCACGGCGCCTGCCACAGGGCTAAACACAGAAGCCAGCTGCGAACCTTGCTGACTAAATGCCACAATCGCAGACTGCCCTCCCTGAACCTGAACGATAAAGTCCTGTATCTGATAGCCGCCCTGCTGCATTATATTTTTAAAGTTACCGGTTGACTTCCCGGCGGCCTCTGTGCCATTTTTCATGTCATACAGGCGACCAGTAAGCTCAGCTATTTTTGCTTTCTGCGCATCGGTGGCGCTATCTCCTGCACGAAGCTGCGCAGCCAGTATCGCCGCACTTCTTGCGCCTTTTTCGGCTTGCTCGTCGAGGATTGCTATCTGGTTTCCAAGACCCTCAATCATTCTGTCAATGCCAGAGATTGAGCCACCCGTTTCAGTTGACTGAGCGCCAAGCGCGCGAATTGCCTGAGTGACCTGATTGACTGAGTTTTGAAGTGCAAGGCCGGTTGCGTTCGCGGATACCTGCGCCTGCTGCATCTGTGCGAGCTGTTGGTTTAGGGCTGCAATAACTTGCTCGGCACCAGTAACGCTCGAGGTTGTTGCTTCTACTGAGCTGGCGGCAGTCTTCGACGATGAAGCCATATCCTTCAACGTTGCATCAATGGAGCTTACAATTTTTGCCAGGGCTGAAAGCTCTTTGCCAGATGATGATGCTGCACCATCCAGTTTATCCATACTTTTTGATGAGTTCTGCGCTGACTTGTCGATGCTGTCAAGTGCATCCTCTGCCTGTTTAGCGCCAGCAGTGAGGCCTGAGACCTCCATGCCAACCTCATAGACAATGCCGCCAACTTCTTCTGCCATTATTTTGCTCCTTTGCTTTTAGCGGCCTTTCTGGCGGCTTTCTCTTTCAGTTTCTGTTTATTCATCTTGGCCCGTTCATAGGACGCATCATACTGCTCGCGCGTCATGCCTTCCGGTTCCGGGTATTTTGATTTTATCATCTGCTGATACTCGGTCATGGTAAGGTCTTCGGCTTCCTCGCGGGTAATCCCGAAGTGAGTGCGAGCTGAAATGATGTAATCCGACATTCTCAGCTCACTGGTTGTGCGCTTTTGATTTTCCGAGCGCTGAGGAACCTTGAGCGGAGACTTGCCGATGATGCCATGCTCCATCAGGTTACGAGCAATAATAATAATGTCATTTACTGGCATTCTTCCAGTGACGTACTTCACCCCACGCGGGGTTGGCTTCCATGACCCAATCAGTACCGAGATATCATCATCGCAACAGGACTGCATGATGAGGCAGGCAGCACTGAGCACTTTCTTGCCATAGGCAGGACGTGACAGGATTTTTGCCACCTGAATCTGCGCGCCATATGGCATTGATTGAATGGCGCCAAGTATGGCTGCGTACTCATAGCCATTAAGCGTAGCGTACAGTTCGACAATCTCTTTAGGTGAGCCAAGCTCATTCATCGCCGCAAATGATGGTTTGAAGAAAAAAGACCTGTCATCCAGGGAGATGCGCATCTCTCCGATTTCTGTTAGCGGTGTGCGTTGTCTCATGTCTAAATCCTGTTTTCACAATGACGTAATTATACCATTGACAGGGGGCGCAAAACTGACGTAGATTGAAAGCATAAGTTGATTGAGGGTTTGACATATGAACGAGACTGATGTTGATTTGAGATTTTACATCGACCTGTACGTTGATTGCGGGTTTACCTATGATGAGGCCGAGTTGATGGCGAAAAAATTACTTGCAATGGTAGGGGTGACATTCGATGAAAATAACTGATTGGTCAGATATTTTTTATTATTGTGATGGGGCTATTTACTGGAAGATAAGAACCTCAAACAGAGTGAAAATAGGAAGCGAGGTGAAGGCGGTAGGAGGTAATGGATATAAGATTGTTGGAATCTATGGCTTCAAGTATCTTGTTCATCGCATCATCTGGGAAATGCATAATGGGAAAATTCCTGACGGAATGCAGATTGATCATATAGACCACAATAAAACAAACAATAAGATAGATAACCTCAGGCTTGTCACTCCAAAAGAGAATAATCACAACATGAAGTTCAGGGTGACAAACAAATCAGGTGTTACTGGTGTTTCATGGGATAAGCAACATAAAAAATGGGCCTCAAACATAAAAGTTGATGGCGTAAAGATTCATCTTGGATTGTTTTCTGACTTAAATATGGCCGCTGAAGCAAGGAGAAAGGCGGAGGTTAAGTATAATTTTCATGAGAACCATGGTAAATGATGATGGATAACGAAAATCGCTACGCCTGCGAGCAGTATCTTGATGCGCTCGTTACCATTGAGTTAGCTGCACGACTCGCAATGCTGGACCGCAGACCTGTAAATCACGCAATCAGGGCATGCTGGTCAGCAATAAGGCCGCGGATTGATAATAAATTAAACCGGCAGATATTCGATGGCATGGCTAATCAGTTTATGCCGCATGGCGCGCTGTGTATGTTGCGTCGACAACTTGATGCTGCAATCAGAGAGGAGAATGATGATGACTCTTGATAATAATGATGCTGATACTATTTCAAAGTACATAAGAAGCAATCAACAATACAACGCCCCGGTCTTTGTTGATATTGAAAAACTTAGATTGATTCACATGGAGTTAGCGGTATCGCTCGCTAACTTGTCATTGTGGAGAATCCGCGTATCTTCATTGCTGAAAAAATAAACCCCCTTTCGGGGGTTTTCTTTATTAGGTCACGGTGACGACACACTTAGTAGAGTCAACGTAATCAGGACTGGTTGCCGAGTCCATCACGCGGCAGAAGTACGTACCAGCATCACCTGTGGCAGCAGTGGCCTTGGTGAACGTGTCGGTATTAGCACCGCTGATCGGCGTGGTGCCTTTATACCATTGGTAGGTATAAGGCTCTACACCGCCAGCCGCAACCACCGGACCGAGCGTCAGAGTGTCGCCAGTGGCAACGCTTTTTGTTGCGCTGATATCAGTAGTCAGCGTCAGGTCTTCGATGCTGGACACGTCAACGGTAGAGCCATCATACGGCTTGAATTCAACAGAGCCGGTGATGATGTCGTTGGTGCCGCCATCGTAGCTCAGAGCGGTAATGTTGCAGTAAGCCACGACAACAGTATTACCGGTGGTCTGGCGAACCCACAGCGACGGCTGGCGACGCGCTTTTACTTCGGTGACAAAGTATTTGATGAGGTTGTGCACGCCATACTCATCAGCCTTGTCAGCCTTGCGAACTTCAAAATCACCGGAAATGGTGAGGTCTGCGGTAGTTACCAGCGTTGCAACAAAGCCATCGCCATCGTCAGCCTCAGAAGTGGTGGTGCTTGGGCTGAAGTCGACGCCTTTTGAGGTCATGGGGGCAAAAAACTTCCAATCTTCCTCTGCTGGCACAGCATCCCAGCAGCCATCAGCCAGCTCAATGAGCGACTGGCGACCTGTGATGATGCCGTTATCATTTGCACAAATAGCCATGTTTAGAATCCTCTGTGTTTAGCTAAACAATCGCATTATATCATGTTGACAGGTTTTTATTGGTGGTGTAGATTAAATGTCAGATAGTTTTCGGTGCGACTTTGCGGGTTTTTAGAAACTGACCACAAAGATAAATGCAAACGAAGAAATGTATCTGGCAGTAGCCTAACGGCTAAACACCAGCAAGGTCTTCCGAATCCTTGTCAATGAATTCGGCGCACTGGCCCGGTGTGATTAATAATGGGCACACAACAGGTAAGAGCATTGACCGAGCATAAAAGTAATTGGCAGATACCCTCTCAGTGGTTGGTCATATCGGGACTGCAGTCGGCGCAGCTGAGATAGAGCCATAATGCAGCGTTCAGTGCTCTTTCCGTTGTGGTGAATGCGCAGGCTGATGCGCAAAGAGGATACGCGATGGCAACGTTACAGATAGCCTCCTAAGACGAGGTGCTCACCATCAAGCAGGATATCAGCACCTGCCACCACACAACGAGCATACGATACCACCGCCTTTCAAGTAGGCATCCGGGTCGGAACACACTACGCCTGATGACGCTGATAGCAGAAACCAAATGGTCGCGTAGTCTCCCAATGTTACGATTTAGTCGGGAGAGTGAGAAAGGCACATACGGATAGTTGGCTGAGAGGCCGAAAGCAGTCGGTTGCTAACCGATAAACCGGAAACGGTTCACAGGTTCGAATCCTGTACTATCCGCCACATTCAGCACCATTAGCGTAATTGGATAGCGCAAGAGGCTTCTATCCTCTGGGTTTCAGGTTCGAATCCTGAATGGTGCACCAAATTCCAGTTTAGCTTAACTGGTTAAAGCACCCGACTCATAATCGGATGATTACAGGTTCGAATCCTGTCGCGGGAACCATCACTCACCAAAAACAACCCTCAGCAACAACTCATAAACTGGCCTCTGCTCTGTAGTGAGTGTTGGACGACCAAGCGGCGCCTGTAGCTGAATCATGCCAATGCAACTATCAACGGGATGCTCTTTGATGTATGAGATGACATCAAGCGCTTTTGCTTTTGTCTCCTCGATGTTGTACTGACCCTGCTGGCCGACAACATAGAGTGAAAAATAGTAATCGCCGCCGAGTCCTTTGCTTACGTTCGTGCCGCCATTGGATTGCAGCACCATGAACCGGTCTGTGCCAACTTCGGTATCATTCCAGAACTCAAACTGAGAAGTCCACCCATCATAAAGACCGGCATCGCTAAGGTACTGGTCAACAAGCTCAAGCATATCTCTCATTTTAGTGTCATCTCTTTTTTAATTACCTGATCGACAAGCTCGCGTGTGTTTTCGCCAGCCTTGAGAAGGAATTTAGGCTCGCCGCTCTTATCCCATACGTTACCCTTTCCTTTGAGCCGTCCTGTGCGCGGCGTATTCGTGCCAAGCAGTTTACCAGGTGCATTGTGGACATACAGGGCGTAATTAGCAGCATACCCAATCTTGCCAGTTATGCGAGTGCCATTAACCTCAACGGTGTCAAACTGGCTGTTTATCAGCGCAGATGTAGCTACTGGAGTCATAGACGCCGATTCAGTCCTGATGATGTAGGTGGCGGCTTTTATTGCTGACACTGCCTTCTCGCCAGTAATCTCACCGACTATCTGCTGAGTGCGCTTAATCGCCTGCTGGATACCTCGCATTTTGGCGGCCATACATTATCCCGTTACCAGCGCAAAATCAGGCAGGTCGTTGCGATTTAGTGTGTTGCCGTAATTCACAACGTTTCTAATCTGGTCAGCTCCGGCGGCCAGCGGGTCAGCAGTGGTGATGGTGCCAAGCATGATGAAGTCGCCAACAGACGCATTCTGGTATTCCGTCCAGAATGTGTTTTTCTGTGCAATCTCATTGCCAGCTGTGCCGGTGGTCAGATTCTTATCGAAGCCATAATCACACATGAGGGACTCTGGCGCGGCGAATGTCGGTTTGCCATACTTATCCTTGCCAGTAAGCCGCCAGATTGTGCATGGATATGTGTAAGTCCATCTGGCTATTGCTGACATGGCGCAGCCTCAAGAGTATAAACCCAGCGCGGAACAGGAAGGCGCAGCAATACCAGAATAACCAGCAGTGGCAGGCACCATTTACGGATTGCGATATTTACAGTTAATGTTTGCGTTTTCATCTGCATTTACTCCCGGTAACAACCCGAAACCACGGCTTTGCACTTCCATCAGGCTCTTCCACAAGGTCACCTGTGCAGTCTGCCGTGTCGAGTAGTTTCATCTGATTGTAAAGGGCCATCCACGGCTTACTGCCATAGCCAAATGACTGCGACGCACCAGATGGCGCCCGGTGGCTGGTGATGTATCTCCCGGCGGTATTCGAGGCAATCAGGATAGATGCCCATAGTAGAATTGCATCCTGCCTGCATGTGTCTTCAGGGTAATTAAGCTCAAGGCACTCTGTGATGCTCGCTACCAGACACAGGATTCCCGTTGCGTCTGCCGTGGTGATAGTTACGCCTCTTGACGCCATGGCGGCGACAAGTTCACTTGCTGTCGGTGCTGCCATTCTTTTTGCTCTCCCGAATCTTCCACCACATCTCAAAAAGGTTTTTTGCCACCAGTGACAACGCGCCAAGTATAGAGGCTACCGCTGCCCACTCGGTAATCGAATGGGGGATCATTGAGGCAATGTATGATTGTGCGACTGGCGTCTGCTCTGCCACTTTCAGGCCAAGACCCGTGCCGATGGATGTATAACCGGCTTTGTCGATTACCTGGCCGACAGTGCCACTAATTATCTGGTTTGCGGCGTGCTGAAGCGCGTCTCTCATTAATTATTCTCCGAATGATGAACTTCCAGCATCTGTACACCTGAACCAGCGAAAACGCCATGACGATAACGCCGATTGCTATATCCAATTTCGCCGCCTTACGTTTTTCAGGACGGAACAGCGCGGGGTGAGTGTTGTTGGTTTAATTTTATCATAAAGTGTTGACGTAGATTGAGGGTGTCGCTATAGTGATGACGTAGAAACAACAATAAATGTTAGAGGTGATGAAGATGAATGAATTCAAAGGTACGCCGGGGCCGTGGTCAGTGAATGAAAAGGGCCAGCACTGGAATAATAAATCATTAACCCATCTGGAAGTTATTTTTGGTGAGGATGGCGAATGCATTTGCGATACGGTTTATCAGCGCGAAGATGCCAATCTCATCGCCGCCGCGCCTGAATTGCTGGAAGCACTGCTGGATTTAGAAGCTCGCGCATGCATCTACGTTAATACCTCGGAAGCTAAAGCTGCAATCGCAAAAGCACTCGGAGAATCCCAATGATTCGCCACGAAATCCGCAAAGAAGACCTTAAAGCATGGCGCAACTTCAAAATAAAGCTGGCATTAATCGTTATCGGATTCGCCATTGCCAGCGCAATCTGTTTATCAAAGTGAGGAAAAGATGACATCTCTCGGAAAAATTTACTCAGACAAAGAAACTCGCGGCGGAATCGTGGTCAACAAAGGTTATCAGGTTCCTGTCGACCAGCTTTATCTTGAGCCGGGATACAACATCCGCGAAGCCGATGAGCAGCACGTTGAATACTTCGCGCAGTGCTGGGAATCAGGCCAGCCAATCCCGGCGTTAACTGTTATTCCTGATGCCGACGGAAAGCGCATCAAGATTCTTGACGGCCAGCATCGTTATCTTGGCGCATTGCGCGCCATTGAGCGCGGCGTACCAATTGCGCGCATTGAGTGCAAAGACTTCACCGGCGATGAAGCGGATAAAATCGCCTTCATGGTGTCATCCAGTCAAGGAAAGCAGCTTGACCCGCTTGAGCGTGCAAAGGCTTATGTGCGCCTGAAAGGGTTCGGATGGACGAATGAAGAAATCGCCAAGAAGGTTGGTCGCTCAGTTTCTGATGTGCAGATGCACCTGTCACTTGGTGATGTACCTGATGCCATCAAGCAACGCATCAATGCAGGCCAAATCAGCTATGCCAACGCCGTTGCGGTAGCACGTGAGCATGGCGATGATGCTGTTAACGTTATTGATGCAGCCGTTGAGGAAGCGAAAGCGCAGGGAAAAGATAAGGTGACGGCGAAAACCCTCAAGGCCAAAAAAGTTAAGCCGATTGACCGCCTGATTCAGTTGCTGAAAGAAGCAGATCACATGGTGGTAGCCGAGGGGCATGTGGCACAGGAGACAGAAGAATTTTTGCGCCTTCCTTCTGCTGAGTTGAATGAAGTGCTGGCGATTCTGGAGAAGCTGTGATGAACCACGAGCAATTCATAGAGAAAAACCTGCGCGAAAAACTGCCGGGCATCGACAACGCGGCCATAGAGGCTGCAATTACCCACTACATGCGCAACCAGAGTGAAAAGAAAGGCAAGATTTTCGATGAATGTCTGAAGGTTGCAAAACAACACATGATAAAGGTGAAGTGATGAAATTAAAAATCAGCAAATTACTTCTTGAAGGCGCATTGATGTTCCAGGCCAAACAGGATGCTCGCTATTACCTGAATGGCATTTGCTTTATGCCTGATGGTCGCGTTGCCGCTACTGACGGTCATCGCGCCATGATTTCCAGTAAGCATGAAAATAAATTGAAAGATAACGTTATCGTTTCTGTCAGCAAGTCGCCAACCAAGCGCTATGCGTATGCGCTACTGGACACCAAAACAGGTATTGTTACTTACCATGACGAGCATGAAATCATGGTAGGCGCAGGTATCTGCTCTGAGATTTATGGCCGATTCCCTGACATTGATCGTGTTATCCCAAAGCAGACAGCGGCAACAGAGCAAATCTGCTTCAACGCCAAATATCTGGCAGATGTAGAGAAGCTGGCGAAGCTGTTTAACCATAAATGTGAGGCGGTGTTATTTGAGCTTAATGGAAACACCAGCGCCGCCGTCGCAAACATTAATGCGCCTACTGGCGAGACTGCCAAGGTTATCGTTATGCCAATGCGAATTTAGCAAACAAAGCCCCTTCCGGGGCTTTTCTTTTATCACGGAAGATAAGCGTCATCCTCAAACCACGAAACGTAAGCATTGATATTTTGTGCCGCAGTATCCAGGGATGTGATGCGTAACAGGTAGGTAGTATTAGGCGCCATGATGACCTGTTCACCGAGTTTTGCCTGCGAATTGCCCTGACCCTGATTGGATGCGTTCCCTTCACTATACGTAGCCGCCACCGTCAGCTGCCCAATACTTGTAATCGTAGAGCCAGTCAGAATCTGTGCCGTTGCAGCATGCGGTGCGATGTCATTTGGGTTATTAATCTCCGCAGCGGTGCCGCCAGTGGCTACAGCTCCACGGTAGATTGACGCTACAACACCTTTACCGGTGTAGCCAATGATGCGCTGATTGAACACGACCTGCTTTGAGCCGGTAATAAAAATGCTGTCAAGGTTGGCCCCGCCAGCAACATCGGTCACGCGACGCGATGCGGTGAATAGCTTTCCCTGCTTATTGGCAAGCTCCGAGTAGGACTGCGCGACAACCTGACTTGATGGCACTGAGGTATCAGCTCGCCACACCAGGACTTTCAGGGATGCAACGCCAGCAGGAAGCTGTGACTTGATCACTTTTAGTCGTAGCGCAACGCCATAATAATTATTATTGTTGACGTCAATCCAGAAGTCACCAGATGCAAACGGCGATACCATTACGGAAACAGAGCCGCTTGTTAATGGCACGTGGCCGCCGGAAGAGTTTAATAGCACAATCTGCACCTGCAATGCAGTCCAGTCTGCTGACATGGTTTCGCTAAGCAAAACCTCCCCGTCAGCCGGAGTTGTGTTTATTTCGTACCTGACAGCCATGATAACCCCCAACAAAAAACCCGCTTGTTTGCGGGTTTATTTTACTTGGTTTTCTTCGCCTTTGGCTGCGATTCTTGCGGAGTTGCAACTTCCAGAATTTTCTCACTAACCGGGCGAAGTTTTGACTCGATGTGCGGAGTGGATTCGTCAATGACGTCGCCAATAGCAAGCTCGCGCAGGCGACCATCTTTATCTTTGACGAAGATTCCGCTGGCGATAACTTCGTATTTAGCCATGATAAATACCTCTATTTTGATGTTGATTAATTATAACACATGACATGTATATGTGCTAAGATGGCAAAACCAAATCAGCAAGGATTACACTATGACCACAAGAAAAGAACTGGCCATTAAAGCCAGAGAGCAGGGATTAAAGCAGTTTGTCTGCACTGAGTTCCCTTGCGCAAAGTGTGGGTGCACTACTTTCTTTACTGCTGGCTGTGGGAAATGCAAGGATTGCTTGTATGAGTTCACCAGAGCTAAGCGCGCAACAAGCGAGGGGCAGGAAAAGGAGCGCATTAGCCGGAAAAAATCATATGACAAATATTACTCTATGCCTGAAAACAGGAAAAAGAAATCAGAAAAAGATAAAGCCTACATAAGGCGCGTAAAGTCTGACCCTTCAAGGCGTGAAGCGTTCCTGGAAAAGAAAAGGAAGATTTATCGTAAATGGTATTACTCAAAAAATGGTAACGCAAAGGCATTGCAAAACGTAAAACAATGGATGATGGATAACCCGCACCATCTACTCCTTAGGAAGGCCCTGGAAAGAATGGATATCAAGATCGGCGCCATTCTTTCTGATTCAAGCATTGATGAAGTTCTTGGTTACTCAAAGGATGAATTTGTCAACCATATAGAGTCGACAATGGAGCCATGGATGAGCTTTGATGATAGAAGCTCTTGGCATATTGACCATATTCTTCCTGTGAACTGGTTTGTTAAGAATGGGCTTGTGTATCCAGAGCTAGTTAATTGCTTGCATAACCTTAAAGCCGAGCCTGCCGAGTATAATTTCAAAAAGAATAGCCGATGGCTAAGGGATGATATTACAGAGTGGGAGTGGTGCTACATGCTTCAGTGGATGGTTTATGGCGAGATAAGGTATAAAGAAGGGGGCTAACGCCCCCCTTATCAATTACAGTGCTGCTTGTGTACCGTATGCGTTAAATACCTTTGAGCGCCCCGCAAAATCCTTTTTCACCTGCAAACCCATAGCAGCCCAGGTCAGGAAGTTAAAGTTAGCGTGCGGCGTGGTACGCGGCTCTGCATAGGTAGATACCGGCTGAGCGACGCGAGGGCGAATATACAGCGCATTCTTCACATAGCCGACGAAATGGTTTCCGGTCAGCTTGAAGTTGGTGCCGATAGACGCGATGCGGCCAACGTTGCCGGTTTTGCCGAATGCGAGGATATAATCCTCAATGGTGCCGCCTTTGAAGCCTGCCGCGTTGGAGTACGGACGGCTGAAGGAACGGCGAACAGACGGAGATACCCACAGAGTAACCGGCTCGAACACGTTCTGCGCATCCAGAACCGCCTGGAAATCCTGGTTGAAGAACCCAACGATTTCATCAGGAGTTGCCGTTTGCAGGTCGATTTTCAGCGCGCCAGTACCAGAGGTGCTCAGGTTGAGCTGCACGGTGTTCGGGTGGTTGGTGATGCCGTAAGCAGTATAAACGCCGTTCACGTTCAGGCTTGCATCGCCGACAAGCAGATAATCCGCCATGTCTGCGCGCAGGTTGAAGGTGGTGCTTTCCTGGTCATCAATCAGCGGGTCGAAACCTTCAGATTGCATACCCAGCAGCTCACGCCACTCACGGCCATAACCGGTTTTGAAGATCGGGATTACATCGCCGCTGTAGGAGTAGCGGGTTTTATCCAGGTCTTCAGGCTCCTGCCCGGAGATGGTGCGCACAACCTTACCAGCGTCGGAAGCCATGCGGCTAACTGCCACGGTCTTACCGATGTTGATGTTGGTCGCCAGCGTCATCAGGTCGGCCATCATGTCCATGCCGGACTCGTTGCGGAATACACGGGTGGTCACGTCGTCCACTTCGCGCCAGTAGTCTTTCGTTACCAGCGCGGTGGCGTTCACACCGTATTCTTTCGCCAGAGCGTTTTCACCATTGATGAAAACCTTGCGGTCAACGGTCAGATGGCGCCACTGCTCTCTAACCACCTGCGAGTTGGTGATCAGGCCTTTCGTAAAGATAATCTTTTCCATTGTTCGGCTCCTTACGCCGCAGGCATTGCAGCATTGCCAGCGCGACGAACTGCAACGAGTTCAGCGCCATCAGATGCTACGGTGTAGGCTTCATACGCATAGAACAGGATTTTATCACCTGTGCCAGCCACTTTTAACGCGCCGGAGCCATCGCTTGCCAGCGGAGTACCTTTTTCCAGCGCGGAGGATGCCGCAACCAGAGCGTGATACGTTACGCCAAATTCGCATTGTACTGCCATGCCGGTAGCATTTGCCGGTACAGCTTCGCTCACGTCGCCGCCGCCAACATAGTTGTGTTGCAGAACGTAGGGGAAACCCTGACCGCCATCAGTCGCATGCGCGATGATTTTGTCAGAGGAGTTGAAGTCGACCAGTGCGCCAGGTTGCAGCGAGACGTTCATCAGGCCTTCGCGCAACTGTGGGTCGTTTTTGCGGGCCGGGCCACCGATGATGGTGCCATAACGGATAGTAGCCATTATTCAGGTGCCTCCATATCAAAATCTTCTTCGGCACGGTTCGGCTGGAACCCGCCGGAAATCGGAGCCGCTTTACTGGTGAGCGCATAGGTTTCACGCAGTGCTTCGCCAGTCAGCGCATTAACAGCAGATTCCGGCAACTTCAGCTCAGCCATAATGGCGGCGCGCATTGCGGTTTCTTCCTGTGCGGCATTGGCTTGCAGCTGGTCGCGCAGGGTTTTGTTTTGCGCCTCCACATCGGCCAGTTTCTGGTTGACTGCGGTCAACGATTCCTGAACCGGTTTGAGGGCATCGGCTAATACAGCCTGTAATTCCTCGTTAGTCATTGAGATTTCCCCTTGAGTTGTTTTTACCGGTTCAAGCTCTGTCTTATAAACAGCCTTAACCCGTTCACCGACTAATTCTACCATATCCTCGCGGACGATGTAGGACTGCATATAAATGGTGCCGTCAATCTCAACGCCGAAGTAACTATCATAAACGGCGACGATATAGGGCCATACATCAGACTGAGTCTCTGCCTTGATGATATTGCGGAGTTGCTCAGTAATATCAGTGAATGACAGCTGATTCCCAGTCAGTCGATTGATGGCACGCTGCCACCATTTGATTTTGTTTGCACTTTCGTCGGTCATTGCTGATTCCTCAAGGTTAACTACAACGCGCTCAATGTCTTCGCCGTTAGCAGCAAAGATACCGACACCATCAGCAGGGCCGCCAGCACCTGGAATGCCAGGTGGAAGAATGGCGAGGTGATCCCACTCCATATTCCGGGCAATCCAGGAATATTTTTTGCCCTTAGAAGTTCCTGATGCCTGCTCGCGGTTGAGTAACAGACCGGTAGACACCTGAACAGGTTCAGCATCGGCGCTGTTAACTTTGAGTCCGTCAATGCGCGACAGCAATTCCCTGCCTTTATCAGAGCGCTCAGCCACCACCTTGTTAATATAAAGGTCTACCAGTGCTTTGCTGCCGTCATGAGATGAGTTCTCAATCCATGCACCAACGCTGAACTGATTGGCGGCTCGCGTCATGTTTGCTGACACATATTTGCCATCAATCTTCGGGTGGTCATATGGCGCCGGTTTCCCGTCAAGACCATGGAATGACTTTTTAATCTCATCGCCAGGGTACAGACCGCCATTCATGACGATGTCATCCACCACCGGCACAACATTCTTGATGACATAATGCGGGTCGCCATCAATGATTTTTTCACTGATGTTGCTGGCTGAGTTGATGGTATACAGGATGTTAACCTGTAATTTATTATTCATGTGCTTGAATGCCTCCACCTCAGCAAGGCGCTTTTTCGCCGCCTCTTCGGTGTCGTACTCGCCAAACTGGTGCGAGCCATCCTTAGATTTAACGACCCACTTGCCGCCAATTTTGACAATCATGACCTTTCTCCGCGCTTACTTTATGCCCGGATTATAACACACCATGAATATGCACCACGAAACGTACGCGAGAAGGTAAAGCGGAGATGCGGTAAAAGCGAAAAGAGTAGCAAAGAATGATATCAGTATGATTGGCATGGCTGCTACCTCCTGAGTGCAAGGTAACAGCCACGGAAGAGAATTTATTGAGGACTATTCTTATTTAGCAATCCGCAGTTAATTTTTGCGCGGTTTACGGCATCCATAAATTTCCCGACAGGCATCGTTTTTCGGATTTCAGCCAGAATGGCGCCGTGTAACATTCTTTCTTCGCCGTAATAGAGCTTATCAAGGCGAGTGCGAACCAGCGCGCGGGTGCGCTGCATGTGTCCCTTCGCCTTCATGGCCTTCTCTCTCCATACCTTATTTCCATTCTGATTGCCAGCAAGCTGGCGCTCGATAGCCTCAATCTCAAAGGCAAGCGTCATATCAATGTCATCCAGTTCGCTGATTGTTGCTTCCATGATTTCGTTAAGTTGTAGTTTCATTTACGACTCCACATCCAAATGTTTAACTTCGCCATCTTTGTATAACCTCCAGGGGATGCAAACGATGCATCCACCAATATTCATTTCAATGGAGTGCTCACCCTCTCTGAATGAATCTGCATGCCACTGGCTAACCGTGTCGTCATGCCATGTAATTTTAATTAATGCGTTTTTTGGTTTGCTCACATTCACTTCCTCCACTATCCACCCCATCTCTCTGCGATTACTAGCCGTACGCTCACAGTTGGTGACAAACAGCACGGTTCCTGATTTATGCTTTACCGCCCACATGACTGACGTGCCCCAGCAAGCAGCTTTTCAAACATCATCCTGTCACGGCTCATGCCAAACGGGATGATCTCCTGCCAGTAATATTTCCATGCACCGCCGGGAAGCATTTCACGGTCAACCTGACCAATGCTTGCCAGATAGCGCATGCGTGCCTTGAGAATGGTGTAGTTGACGCCGACAGCCTCTGCTATCTGCTTGCTCTTACGCCCAGGATTCGCCTCAAGATAAGTCTGAATAGCCAAATCGAGCGCAGTATTATCGGGATTGAGGAAATACTTAAAGCAGCGCCTGCCATATCTGACGCTTTCCTCTTTAATAATAAATCCCATACCCTCCAGCTCAATCAGATAGCCTGTAACGCTGGCTCGGTTTGTCATGCCAGTCTGCTTGCGTATCATGGCATTGGTTGCGCCGCCGCAGCGCTCTATCACCGTGAGTATTTGCGTTTTAAAGTCCATTTGCGCGCTCCATTGCATCTTGCTTGTAGTCGTCAGCGGTATAGAGGTGGCCATTTCTGGTATTCCATTTAATGATTGCTGTCGCCGCAACCATCCAGTCATCAGTACGGCAGCCGCAATCCTGGCATACTACAAAATGCCATTGCCCATCCTTGTTCCGCATGGAATTTTCGCTACCGCAAAACGGACACTCTAGTAATTTCTCATCATTCATCATTGGTTTCATTTCGCCACCCATTCACCAATATTGCTGAAATGCGGGCGCCCTTCGCGCCACTCAATAATTTCGCGGTTAACCTGCCGTTGCATGCGGTTGCGAACCTCGCGCAATTCGCTTTCAACCCAGGCTCGAGTACGGTCAAGTTCCTCCAGCTTGTTCAGCAACTCTTTTTCGTACACCTGATCAGCATTCATTTTTTCTCTCCATCAGCACTTTGTAGTGAACGCCATAATATTTGAGCACCTGACTATGGCTGTGCAGATACCCGTCATCATCTTCAATCGGTAGTCTTACCACGACGTAAAACGCCCGGTAGAGTTCCGTCCATCCATGACAACATTTGCGCTTCCTCGGCTTCATGGGCGGCCTCCATAGCAGCGAGGTCAATGCGCTGCTCGATAGATTTAATGATTGACTCTGGCACATTAAGCATTTGCAGAGTCTCCCGGCAATCGCGCTTATGAACTTCTGTCACCTCCTGCCACTTCTTCATTCCACACCACCTCTCGCAACTATGATACAATCTACAACACCTAGTATTGACTAATTGACGTAGATTAGTCAAGATGATTTCACAGGAGAGCGACAATGGCGAGACAACGCAAAGAACCACTGGAAGCACTGACTGAAATTATCGCTAAGCGCCAGCCGTTAAGCCTGCGAGATGTCAGATATTACGCGCACTGCTATGTAGCAATGCGGGAATGGAGCACTGAAGAAATGTATGCGTTTGTGCGCGAACACTTCAGTGTGGATGAGAAAAACAAGGTTACGCTGAGGGTGGAGTGATGAAATACAAATACCTGAAGGGAAGTGCTGATTATTTTAATGGTCATGAAGATGCCGTTCTTGCTGTAAAATCAGCAACCAGTGGCAAAATCCACTACCTCAGCGCGGATTATGCAGGGCGAGATAAGGATATCGAAAAGTCTGGCGATATTGTTATCGCTCATCGTGAGCCAGTAACTGATGATGACTTGAATGGGCGCGCCAGCTCCACAGAAGCCCTCATCACCGAGCGCGGCAGCCGTTATGGCAAATTCAAATATGGCGCAGATATCATGCAGTCACTGAAAGACACCATGCGCGACGTTGACGGCTGGAATACCCTGACGGCGAGCCAGAAGGAGGCGCTCGACATGATTCAGCATAAAATCGGTAGAATCTTGAATGGCGACCCGACATACGACGATAGCTGGAAAGACATTGCTGGCTATGCAACATTAATTGTTAATGAACTGAATGGGGAGGTAAAGTGATGGCACAATGCAAAATCACTGAAGCACAAGAGTCGGGGCACTTTGAGTGCAATGGGTTTGCCGCACGATTAAAAGGCAAGCACCTGACTATTGAAGTGACCGGTGACAGGGTCAGCATCTTATATGATGGCAGCGTATTCACCATTGATGAGGTTGGGGAGATTATAAAATGCATCCAGCACATCAACAAAAGTGTTAGCAAAGCATCGATGGTGAAACTATGAAAAGACTCCTGAAAAACATCGCATGGGATATCCTCCTGATGTGGCCGCTGATTTACTTCGGCCTGTTTATGCAGAATGTGTATGCATACAATATGGCTGTGGCTTTTTTCTGGTTCATGTCGATTGCGTCAATCATTGCATCGGTTGGCTTGCTGTCAAGCAAAGACCTGCTTGATAAATCCGTTGCTCGCTACAAAAAGCCGCTATGGATTCATCATAAATACCAGGTTGTGACGACATTTTGCGAAATAGCAGTAATGTTCGCGCTTGGTTATTTCTGGCTTGGTGGATTTTATCTGACCGCGACGCTGTTTCGCGCTGCCGCCAAGGAAAAGTGACAGAGGAGGCTGGTAAATAATGCCGGTAAAGCAGAATAGAGTACCAAAGGCCTACATCATCACCAGCAACCGTGGCCGCCGCTATCTGGCTTTTGCTGGTAGTGTTGAGCATCAGAACGCGGCCATGTTTGGGTATAAAATTAAACCACTGTATGAGTGAGAGAAAAATGGAAGAGAAAAAGTATGTTGTTGAGTTCACTGAGGGTGAGCTTAATCAGGTAATGGAGTGTATCAAGCAGGCGTGGGCCGATGGCTTTGAAGATAAAGACCTTGAGAGCGCAGGAAGCAAGATTGTCGACAGGCTTAATGACCTGTAAAACAAAGCCCCTTTACGGGGCTTTTTTATTACGGAGGGAGTTGTATTGTGCCTGGCACGTCAATCCCGCTTCTCTTGCTGAGTCAGCATATTCTGCCAGTTGTCGATTTCTTTCGACAGATTCGCTGAGCAGTTGGGAGAGCAAAACTCCGGTACTGGCGGTTGGATTGCCAATGGACTCAGCGCGGGAATAATCGACGAGCTGCTTTCTGATTGTGGCGAGCTGTTGCTGCAACCTGCCAGACTTAACAGCAGCAGCGGAAGCATCAGCACGCGCGGCATCAATGCGGCCTTGCGCTTCCTGCTCGATGGTCTTTTTGTCTTGCTCATGTTGTTCGCTTGCCTCTTTGTCTTTGACCTTCTGTGCCTCTACGGCGGCCAGATATCCAGAGTTATATTTCTCCTTCCCGTAATTGACCCACTTCCCGTAGATAATCAGCGCCAGCAGTGCGACGCCGATAATGGCCGTAATAACTTTCCAGTTAGCCTTGAGGATTTGCAGAATCATTTTTCAGCGCCTTAATCTCTTTCTTCATGCCGTGCATTTTTCCAAACAGCGAGGCAAGAAGGATGCTGTAGCTGATCGCCTTTACCGCAATCGGCGGAATGGCAGACCTGAGGTCTTCAGGCATGAAAGCCCACACATGAACCATGGTGTCAGGCCAGAGCTGAATCAGCGAGCAGAATGATGCCCAAATGCCGATAAGCCAGTTACTGATGCGCTTCATGACATGTAGACCTGACGTTCTGCCGCCCTGCGCTTGGTCAGTCCGTTCATGACTTTGCCATTGGCGCGATTCCATACCCGGAACTGGTCGGCGGCGCAGGTGTAGCAGCGGGCATTATGCTTTTTCAGCAGAGTTGATTTGCCAAAGTTACCAAGCCCGATGTTGTAGGCCAGCGACACCATTGCATCAAACTGACCTTGAGTGGTTGGGGCAGTGATGAGTGATGAGACGCCGCTTTCAAATTTCGCTACGTCGTCACGCAGCATCTTTTCCGCTTGCTGTGCGGTGATAACCATGCCTGGCTTAACGCCTTTGGTTGTACCGTAACCGATAGTCCACGGCGCTCCGCCAGTGGCTGGGTCTGGATATGCCTTCGAGCTGTAACCCTCGAATTGTTTAATTAAATCAATGCCACGCTGCGATAGTTTCATTTTTACCTCCGGTGATGCAGATTATTTTATCACAATAGTCTTGACGTAGATTGAATCGTAAGCGATGATGTAGATACACAAACACAGGAGAGTAAAAAATGAAAAAATTAATCGCAGCAGCAGTATTCGCAATGGCTTCATTTGGTGCGTCGGCTGGCGAGTTTTGCAATGCAGTTGGTGAGCTCGGTGAAGCGGCAGCAGAAGCCCGTGATGCTGGCGTATCAAAGCAGCTCGCGCTGATGGTTTCTTCTGGAGGCCAGTATAGCGCTGAATTTAACCAACTCAGCAAGGCTATCGTAGATGGGGCATACAAAATGACAGACAAGACACCGAAAGAAGTGGCCGCTGTCGCCCGTGAAGTCTGCCTGTCAACGGTGGGCGACAAATAATGTGCCCGCTACTGATGTTTAAGGCCCGTAATCGCTACGTTAAGCTGGTGATGCGCGGCATGGATGAGCATGCAGCATGGCTGAGCGTGATGGGTGAACTTAGAGAGGTTTATTTAAATGAACAAAATAGAATGGCTTGAGTCTATGCGCACCCTTCACAACAAGAAAAGTAATATTTGACAGAAGCCGCCATCAGGCGGCTTTCTTGTGTGTATCCTGCCATGCTTCACGCTGCTTATCGAGCCTTTCCTGCGTCTTCTCAAGTATCACAGGCTTGCCATCCATCACCAATGCAGGTATCTGAGCGCAGTGACAATTCCTGCGGTTTGCGCCCTCACTGTAGAACTCATCAATCTCTTCCGGGGTGTAATATTTCCCATGACGCGCGGCATGAGTGACGCGGGTGGTCTTCATCAGCGCCGACTGCCAGAGCATGATGGTATCCATACCAAGCGTGACCTGCGCCTCTTTCACTTCGCGCCTGTTAGCCTCACGCAGGGTGTTGGTGATTTCAGTTTGAGCGATTGACCGTGCATAGCTCCTTGATACGTCCATGCGGTTAACGATGTTTTGCTCAACCACTCCCGGAGCGTCGCCATTTGCAATGCCAGCAGTGATGACTTCTGCCACCTGTTGTCGCGTGTAATCTGAAAGGCCACCCCAATCGTTATACGTGCGCGTGTACGCAAGCTGAAGCCTGTCGAGATACGGCTGAGAGTACAGAATTTCAGCAAGCGGTCTGCTGTCTTTGTATGCCGACGACAGGTCGCCAAGGTCTGAGTTAGCCTTCTGCGTACCGGCATACATGGCGTCGCTGACGTAGGATGAGGCCCACAATCTTCCATGCGTGAAATCATCACCTTCCAGCAGCTGACCATCAAGAATGCGCTGAAGCTCATCAAAGAATGTCGATGCGCGGTAAGCGGAGAAATCATAATAATAATTTCCAGTCTCGGCATTACCGGTCGCCACAGGAATAGTACGGAACAACTCGGCAACCTGCGATTTTAACGTCACATATCTGGCGTCAACATCGCGCACCATCTTATTGACGCGACCCACTGCTCCGAGCGGGTCTGTGAGGCTCATGCTTAATTTTGGCTGCGGAAGCCTGGCATTAATTTTGAGGAGGCGCATCAGTCTGGCCCTGCTGTTGGTCTTGCTGTGATTGCTGCTGCTGACCTTCCTGCAATCCTTCAGGAAGCTTCTCTTCCAGAGGCTCCATACCAACAATGCCACGCATCTCATCGGCGGTCATCAGAGCCATCTGACCTGCGTCGAATACGGATTTGTTTGCAGCGGCAAGTTTGACCAGCAGGTCGGCCTTGTTCAGCTCGGAAGGTGCAAGCAGGTCATCCCATTTGCAGTAATAGCCGCTCTCTGGCGCCTTATCCAGGATGCCAAAGGAAATCATCCGGTCAATGAATACCGAAATAATGTAGTCCAGCCAGTCCTCACGGCGCTGTTTGGCGCTCATGGCGTCGTCGGTTTTATCCTCATCGGATGCAAGGCGGCCAGTCTGCTGACCAAACAGGATGGTGAATGGCTTCTTGATGGATGCCGCAAACTGGTTGGCTGCGATAGTCCACGTTGGGCTTGGGTCAGCTGGTGTTACTGAGAGCACTTTGACATCAGCGCCCATCGTGAACATAGCTGCGTCAATGGCCTCATTCAGGCGCGCCACATCCTCATTGAGGACGTCTGCCAGCTCTTCCAGCGGCACGCCCATTTGCTGTGCCAATGCCTGAGCGGAAACGTTGTCTTTATTATAATTAACGTTAAGTTGTCGGCTTGCATTCTTCAGGAAGCCCTCAGCGCTTGAGCCGGTGACTTTCGCCATGTCGATGAGGTGGTTATACCCGGCACGAAGAAGTGGGACGCCAGAGTAAATGGAGCCATCCATCGCACCCTCGGCAAATACAATAATGCGATCTGGATGAATGCTCAGGGAGCGCGTTGGTTTGCCGTCGCTGTTGCAGGCGCCGACTACCGACTCCTGATATTCGTACATCTTCGGCTGACCATAGTCCTCACTGGCTTCGTCGTTTTCCCACTCGCTAACGCGAAGCTGCTCTTCCCATACCGGAATGTAACGGACAATGGCAGCATCCTTGATGCGTCTTGTTTTCGTGGTGTCTACCGGCTCATTCCACTGCTTTCCGTCACGGATTTGCAGTATGAGTCCGGAGTAGCGGTTAATGAGGTTTCTGCGGTCAGCATCCTTGATGAATGGCGCAGCACGCTTAAACAGCTTATTGGCGGCCTTCTCCCACGAGGTGCTTGCTTTGTCATCGGCGCCTTCTTCGAGGATTTGCGGCGGAGTCTGCCAGCACTTATCGAGTACGCGATTGACGCCAGCAGTTGCCGGTGCATAGCGCTCATAGGCATAGCGGAACATCTCGGCGGTGATTTCATCGGGGTAGCCGCATTCGACATACAGTCGGGTGTGCTTTTGGTCTATGTTTACGCCGCCAAACTCACGCCTCTGGCGTTCTATAACCCGGCTATTGTTTGCTACTCTTTGCTGAATGTATGCATTCAGTGCTGCGATTTTATCGCTCATAAAAAACCCTCACATTTCTGTAAGGGTCATTATATCATCAAGAGCCGTGGTTCTCATGGAAGCCAAGCCTCTTTTCGGCAGACGCTCTTGCCAGAACAGCATCCTCAAAATTGGTGTATCTCCCAAGGTTATGCATTACTCCATCTTTCTTTATGTGCGCATACCATTTCCCTTTCATCTTGCACCAAGATACGCCAACAACGCCCGATGTATTCCTTAATGTTTTGCTCCTGTTCATAGCGTTTTGCTGATGAGAAACAATCCTTAAATTTTCAATGCGGTTATCTGTTCTAATGTGGTTTATGTGGTCAATTTCCATATCGTCAGGCACCTTCCCGTTGTGCATCTCCCATATGATGCTATGAACCGATCTCACCTCCTGATTTACTTTTACATACAAGTAACCGTTTGTCGGGTTTAGCCTGCCAGCAATATCGCCAGGCTTATTGTATCTATTCCTGTTAACCCTCTCCCATATAAGATTTCCATCGGAGTAAGAAAATATTTCATTCCAATTCATGATTTATACCTTGTCATCAGGAGTCAGTAGAGGATTGCGGAAATGCGCTGACTAACGCACTTATCGGATGGCCTTCCTATCCGCAATTTATTATAAAGTGTTTGGCAGCTATTCCCCAATTCTACTAAGAAACAGCGCGCCAACCATAGACGCAACCAGCATAAACACCGTAATTCGCAGAACGCCGATGTTCATGATATCGCTCAGCATCGGTGGCTGCCACTTGATGAACCACGCAACCGGAAAGGCCAGAGCTAGGCATGTCATAAAAATAGCGAACATGCCACACCACGCAAAAAGGAATCGCTTCATCATTCCACCTTTTCAAATTTGTCGATAACTACTTTGATGCCTTGGCCAGTTAACTTTGACACGTCATCTTCTTTCCAAAACCCCTCAAGTGCAGCAACCGCATTAGTAGCAACTACCACTTTCCCTACCTTCTCGGCAACGCAACCATTTCTGAGAATGGCTTCTGCATGAATAAAGTAAATGCTCATCACTCGATCTCCCCACCATAAACCCATCGTTGCAGTACTTCGATAAGCTGCGCGGCCTGGTGTTTGTCGATGATTAACTTGTCATCTCTTCCGGTCCCTCATTTTGCTGCGAACAATGCAGCGCGCCGCTGTCGCTTAGGAACAATTTAACATCGTGAAAACATTCACCTTCAATAATCATTTCATCCCCTCGCCGTGTTTAAATTTATATGTTTTAACATTTGAATCAGTGAAAGCATCCAGAACTGACGCAGTAATTACCGCCTGTTCAGCAGTCTGCCCCAAGTACATTGCGGTCATAGCAAAGTCTCGCCCGCAACCAGCGGCAAGTGGGGGAATTACCGCGTAAACCGCCGGATATTTATTATCAGGAATCTTCTGGATGGCAAAACAGTTCCCTTTGTCTGTGAATACCCATTGAGTAAAGTCCAGCTCTTCTGGCATCTCCATAATGTCATCAACGGCCCGACGCATGAACTGCTTCGCATATCGTTCATCGCCAGCAGCACCACTACCAACAATCAATACAGCCAGCTCACCGCAAATAAAAAACTTATCATTTTCATCAAGTACAAAAGACTTCTGCTGGTTAGCCATAATCAGACTCCCGGCAGTGGACTGACTATCGTGCGCAATCGTAACCCCATCCCATGCAATTGTTGTCATTTCATCACCTCAATCATAAATACGATACCCTTCATAAATCACCACCCTCATCGTTATTTAACTAAACATTCCGAAAGAAATCGTTAATCGTCTTCAGGCCACTGTAACCACGGCGCCGCTGCAACTCACACAGCACTTCATCATACATGCGCAGAAGGATAGCCTCATCAACATCGTACCTTTCGCACAGAGCTTCATCCGACACACCAGCTCTTGCGAGTGAGTATATTTTTTCCTTCTGCTCCCACGAAAAAGATGAGTATGCCTTCATGATGCCTCGGTGATGTAGTTATGTCAATGAGCCTTGACGTAGATTCTAGCATGGCGTAGATTAAAATGAAACCTCTCGGAGAAATCTTATGAAATGTGTCATTTTCGAGCTTGATGGCGTGCTGCGTGATGTTGAAGGAAATGCCATTGCTGGCAACGTCGCACTGGCTAAGTCACTCTACTCTGCCGGGCATGATGTGCTGATTATGAGGGCAAAGCATGCATATGAGTGGCTGCATGCTAACGATGTCTTCTATGACGACATCATGGCTTCGCACCAGCAGATTGACGCAGACAGGGTGGCGATGGCGGTCGTGTCTGATGACGTGATTTATGCCGCAATGCGAAATGCGGGGATTCACTGCTGGCTTTACAAATAGACCCCTGTCGGGGTCTTATCTCCTGCTCCTTCTAATCCATCCAGAGCCACGCTGTACGATGTGATCGTTGCATGCATATCTGATTGCGTCAATGAAGTGGTTCCACGCATCCACAATATTTGTGAGCACGTTACCCGTCAACTTGTCCACCTTGTAACTGTACATAGTGAACTCTTCCTGAGTCTGTGTGCAGCGGTCATGAATGATGATGCTGTCGCAACCCCTGAGCCAGGTTACACCATCCTCCACGCTCCCGGGCCACTTATTGCATGGATGGATATCAAATCCTGCGCGTTTGATGTGACTGATTGTTTCTGGCCGAGAGCAGTCCCCATACCATCTTGCTTTCCTGGAGAGCGGGAATGATTGCTCCATCGCTGTAGGTGTGTCGGTAATCTCAAGGCCTACACGGCCGTATTCGCGCGCGACGTAAAGGTTGCGGCGGTCATCAGGAAGTTTCTCAATGTAAACCTCAACCATCGCCGTTGCGTCCTGCGAGAATCCAAAGTCGATGCCAAAGTAAGGCCCATGCCATTCCGGCTTAACCTCGAAATCAGCAACGCGCCACTTACCGCCAAATACCTGCTCATCATTACGCTTATTAAAGCGCCCACCCCACACCCATTGATAGCGGTCGAAGTCGGTCTCTTTCATGCGTTGCATTTGGCTTGGGAGCGGAGTATCCCAGAACCACGGATTGTCTGAGTAATTACACTCCATAATCAGGTTTTCATCATCCTCATAGATGCCGCCATTTTCGCGCAATTTATTATAAAAAGGCTCAACCCATATTTTCCACGTCGGGTCATGCTCTTTATTTGGGTTGAAAGTCACCCATATCTCTGACCCTTCAGCGCGGACTGTTGGGGTGAGGATTTCCCAGCTTGTCTGGCTGACGTTTTCCGCCTCCTCGACCCAAGCTACTGTAATGCCAGCGAAGCCTTTTACGGTCGTCTGGTTGCGATACAGGCCTTTAAAGCGGAACTTTGCTTTCGTTACCTTGTGTGTTATTTCGTTGTTGATGACGCGAAACTCTTTTGTCTCGCCCTTCCTGTCAATCTCGTCTTTCAGCTCCTGATATGAACTATCCTCAATAGACTGCTGAATCTCACGAAAACAAGCTATCCTGTCAGGCTTAAAGCGTGCACGCTCCGTAAGTATTGTTGTTACTGTCCTTGTTTTTCCGCTGTTGTGTGTAACCGTGCCATCAGCAAGCAGGAAAAGATGATCGCCATCAATAGTGAACCCAGCGTATTCACCATGCCCGACATAAGACAATGACACCTCAGTCATCTTTCCACGGGTTGACTTGGTTTTCTCTGCTATCTTCCTTTTTACTCGGCATGGGATTGTATGAAGGTCACCACTAACGAACACCTCCCATACGTCCTTTTCGTATATTCTTTTCTCACCTTTATATTCAAAGGTGACATCAGTCTTTTTGATTATGCTTGACTTGAAGCCAAGCGATCTTGCCACATCCATCAAAGAGAAGGCCATTTCTTTATTTATTGATGTGAAAGAATAGCTTTTCTTTTTCTGGTCATAATGCGAATCAGTATCCAATAGCCCAGCCAGAATCTGAAGTCTTACCTCTCTGCTGTTTTTGATATAGCAGTCAGGTATGTGTTTATTATTAATCACCCCAAGCTGCTGCATTTTAGTTAGTAACGGGTTGGTGTTCTTCCCCATGCCAGCAGCTCGACCATTAGTTATCGCATAGACAGGGCATCTATCATCGTCGCGAACCTTTACCTGCATCCCGTATTTGCTTGCCACGTTGTGAATGTAGTCAACTATCTCTGGATCAGGCGTGCACACTTCAACACCACGAGATGAACCATCACCTAACCATAAACCAAGAAAGTACGGGTCAACTGGGACGCTTTGGTCATTAAAATCCCATCCTGTTCGCCACCCTTTAAAGACATGGCGGAACTTTTTGGAAGATGCGCGCGACAAATATTCTGAAACACCAATATTCAGTATTACAGGTTCATTCGGGTAATAACGATAAATTCTTTTACCATCCGGTGTTTTTGTCTCGTCACTGATAGCAGATGGAATCTTTCGTAATGACAGTATGTGACTTGAGTTGACAGTGTAGTCATCAGCATATTTTTGATGAACCGTATACATGTCATCAAACCCCCGACAGATGTTTAAAACATTTCGTGGTTTACTGTCTGGACCCATAACCTTATCGCCAACAACGATATCCTCTACGCGTTTTAGGCTACCATCAAACATCCTCACCATCGTGCCGATGGCTAAGCATCCGCGCCCGCCAAACACAATCTTATTACGCTTGGGGTAAAGTAGCTTTTCCAGCTTTTCTGGTATCAGGTGATCAACGCCAATATCAGAGTCGCTAACGTCATCAACTCCGCTTTGCGTCATTTTTAGTTTGCGAACAATCTGCTTATCTGTATTAACAACACCGAACACCGCAGATTCAGGCGCATCAATCACGCCATCGCCAATAATCTCTTCGAGTTTTTCAATTGCTGGTGCTGAGAGTCTTTTGCGTGCCATATATAGATTCCTCATCAGGGCATCATTGAAGTGAATGCGGCAGGCGGTGATGAGTCGCTTTTCGGGTGCCCCCTAGCCGCATTGATTATTATAAATCAGTTACTGTTGCTGCTCCAGTAATTTCTCCAGTCGCTCAAGGCGCGCCGCAAGCTCTGTTACTTCCGCTACGTCAAGGCCGGTCTTAATAACTTCGGCAAACATCTTACCGATGTCGGCCGGGATAATGCCGGATGCAATGCCACGAATGACTGCGTCAATCTTCTCTACCGGCGTGCCATTATCAGGGAAGTCAACCTCAAACACAGGGGCCACAGGCTTGGGCAGGGGGCTAAATCGCACGATAAGCTCTTTCATCATCGCGGTGTCGCGCTCAATCATTGCCATTTCAATAATGGTATCGTACAGCTTCTCCTCGCTGAATCCCTTGCGCTCAAGAGCCTCTACAAGCAGCTTTCGCTTGTCCTTCCCGCGCTTGTTCTGTGGTTGATTTTCGCTACTGAATAGTTTTTTAGCCATAGATAAAACCCATCAATATTTCGCTATTTTTCCGTTATTCGATATTGTATCAGATTCTACACCATGTGGCATGGCACATAAAAAAAGAACCCGCCGAAGCGGGTTAAAGGGTGGTGGGTGATGATTGATGAGATGATTGTACATCAGTTTTCGCATAACACCAAACATTACAGCTATTGCTTTGAACGTGAACCACCTCAATCGCATCAGGAAAGGCTTTGGCGATTGCTGCTATGAAGTGGTCGACTCCTTCAATCTGCGCAGCTTGCCATACCTCCCGCTTTGATTTTTGCGGCATTACTGATACCTCATCGTTGAGTACATATGCCGAAGCATGCTGTTATGCTCAACCACCATCATCATACTGCCAACCTGAATGACGGCATGATGCTTTCCGGTCTCCTCATACAGAAAGTCAGCCTCTTCGCATGCTGCCTGAATGTCGCTCCACAGCATAAATCACCTCACGATAAAGTAGACGGCTAATGCAGCAGCAATCCAGAATGCAATGCAGGCTACGAAAATCAGTCTGCGGATGATGTATGGTTTCATGGTTTTGTCTCCTGTGGCGGTTCGGGTAGCGGTTGCCAGTGGGTGACGGAATCACCGTAGTGGTTCCAGAATGCCTGACAACTTATATTTCCTTCCGGTACATTCCAGTAATCATGTTGTACGTTATCGTTTAATGTCTCATACACTAAATATTCGATAGATGTGCCTGGAATTCTTGGCGGCACCCGCTCGCTTACCGGAATCCATTTACCAGGAACTACCGGCGCCGGCTGAACTGGCGGCATATCTGGACCTTTGCGAATAGCTTTTGCCAGCTCGATAGGGTCATCGTAAAGCCAGTCTCCTGTCTCAGGGTGGTTGGATTCTGCCAGTTGAGCGGCCCACTCAAGACCGTCTTTGTGTCCCCGCAGGTAGTCAATAGGCAGTTCAACCGAATCGCTGCTGTCCATTGCGGCCAGCGCTATACGTGCCAGTTCACGCAAATTCTCACTATGCGGAGATGTCCTTTCTCGGCTGATAATGTGCTGCGCAGTATCAATCAGAATCTGCCGCTGCTGCTCTCTGGTTATGGTTGATTTGGTCATTGGTTGGCTCCGTTCGCCCGCTTGGGGTCGAAAACTTTTGAGTACCCATAAGAGTGGGGTTCAATTTTGTAGCACTCATCACCTTCTGGATGGCGCTCGCATTCACGCATGAACAGGAATACAGAATTTTCCGGCATAATCACCACCTCACCGGCACGCAGCTTTGCTCGAATTTCTGTTACGGTAGCCATCACTCAGCCTCCACCTTGATGCTAGCGGCGGTGATCGCAGCATCGACCTCGTCGGCGTAGTAGTACGTTAATCCGCTCGATGATTTAGCCAACTTGAATGGCTCTGGCAGCTTCACGGTGCGGGACTCCAGCTCGGCGATGCGCTGGCGCAGTGCTGCAATCTCCATCTCTGCTGCGTCGGCATAATGAACGTTTTCATGCTCCAGCGGCGGCAGGTCTGGGGTTTTCACGCCAAACAGCGCCGCCAGTGCGCGATAGTTCTGCTCGCTGTGATAACGACCTTTGCAGCGGACCAGTTTTTCGGCTGCTGCGTTTATGGTCTGCGCCTTCTCCAGCGCTTCTACCAGCGCGATGACGTTGGCAGGGTTAGCCATAGCGATGAATTCTGCGTCATGTGGACGCCTTTTGCTTATGTGTTCACACACCATGATCTCATCGTGATGGCCTCCACCAATACCACAGCGCCCGTCGTGGTATTTGAATGCTCTCCAGTTCCCCTGAGTGGCCTTCTCTGCTGCCGATTTCAGGCTCTGCGCCAGTTTGGTGATATCAGTCATGCTGCATCCTCCAGACCAATTAGCTCGGCAATCTGTGCCAGCGTGTCTTCGCTTTCACCAACCGGCTTGTCCATCCAGTCAAATGAAATCAACTTGCCGTCCTCGATTACGCCGACATTGAAATCGTCGCTATCCACAGACAGAAAACCGTGTGATATGGCTCCATTGCGGGCCTCGTAGTGAATAAGGTCAGATGAATATTCGATACCGTGTCCGCCTTCGTTACACCAGGCGCGCCGGATAATTACGATGAATGATTTGCTCATGCTGCACGCTCCTGTTTTGGCATCAGCGCATCACGGACGCTCTGGCGGTAGTAGTGGTGAAAGGCGAACGTCAGACCGAGCTTTGTTGGCCGCTCCTGTTTACCCAGCAGTTTGAGGCGAGTGCAAATGGTCGTCGCCGTCCAGCCAGAGTGATAACCTGCGGCTCGCTTCATAACGGTTTCCGCCAGAATGGTGCGAAAGTCGTCTCGCCCGAAATTAGTGTTTTCGAATGCGGCGTTGATCACTTCGTCAGTGAGATGTGCATCGATAGCGTGGCTCATTTGGCACCCTCGCGCAGCAACTCTGCGTATTCAGAGGCCGCTCTGCTTGCTCTGGCTTTCCAGCCGGTTGTGATGTTGTTGTCTTTGATCGCCTCTTCAGCAAACATCAGAGCGAACATCTCCACCCCATCAGCCTTAATCCCGGCTACGATGCGATCGGTGACGGGGGTTTCCGCATCGAGAACAAACTGGAATTCATGGAGCGTCTGACCATCAACAAAATCACCGATTGATGGATCAATAAGTTTATTAAGCCTCGAGTACACGGCGCATGCTTCGCCGAGCAATTCCTTGCCTTTTGACTTCAGCGCCACATTCTCAGCGGCCAGCTGCACGCACAGCCTTGCAACCTTGAGGTATTTTTCCTCTTTGATTGAGAGTTCACCAACGCTCTCAAGGTTTTTAATAATTTCCTGAACTTCGTTAATATTTATAGTCATTTTTATGCTCTCTGTTAATGAATTTGCTCGCCAGAAGATAACTTGATTCGCATACAAGCATCATCCCATTCGTGAAGCATTTCGGTTTTGCCGGTGCTTTCAAGATACCCTCGGATAAAACTCAGGCAATAGTTCACCCTGTCCTCGCCAGCAGCATGCACTGCCTGCATTGCATCCTGAAATTTCTTGTCTGCTACCTTCTTTTTGCTTGTCATCACACACCTCACAAGTATTCTTTACTTAAACGCCTGTAAACGCTCAAGCTCACGCATTAGTGCAGATACCCGGCGTTGCCGCAAAGTCTCTGTATGCTCTTTTGCCTGTTGCTCATCAAGCCAGTATTCACCACGTTTAAAGTAAACATCGCCAACTACAGCCACCTGACCATCGGCAAACAGCTGTGCGCTTTCGTACTTCTGAATGCCACGGGTCAATGCATACTTCGTAACCCATATAGTCTCAGCGATTGCTGCGTTAGCGATAACCAGTAAAACCACTGCCAGTAATTTATTCATCGTTGCTAAACCGGTTTAGTTTCCACCAGATGACACGATAACCTGCTCAAGCACTCTCTGCTTGCCTTCGCCGATAAAAACGCGACAGACGCGCTTACCGTTGCTGTATGCATGCATCGCCTGCGCCATCATAAAGTTTTGCGCTTTCACTGCGCCCATTTCTGGTTCCAGTTGAGTGCGCGTGTAGATTGCTTTGGTCATTCTTCATCACCTCTTTGTTGTTGGTGTGGTAACTATACGATGGCGCTCAATCTACGTCAATATGATGGTGAAAATAAATAAACAATAGCAAGCTAATAGTTTTGTAACGTGCGTTACTATATCTCTAAGAGGTTTTAAAGTCTATTTTTTATATTAAAAAAATATGTAAGTCACTGATGTAAAAAAAGTATCTTATAGGCATTTCCCGAAAGATTTCATTAGGATTTATTTGTGACTTTAAGAAACCCAGCAACCATGCGGCTTGCGGGCCTAAAGTTCTAAAATGATGTGAATTTCATGTGTAGCGAGGTGGGTTTTTTCTTGTTGATGATTTTGGTGTTTCGGTGTTTTTTCGGTTCTTTAGAAAAATATTAAGTAAAATCATTTAGTTACATCGTTTTGAATGACTTTCTAAATCTGACGTTCGGGATATAGAAATTATTCATTACTTAATGTAAGTCATAATACACTTGCATGGAAAAAAGTCAACAACTTCTAAGTTAATGATTATACTGCATTATTTACCATGTAAAATGCCTCAGGATAATACCGATGGAAGTATTGTTTTACTTGCTTCTAATCTTGAGTTAGACTTTAGATTAGGCTAACTAAATGGAGGTTTTAACCAATGAGCAAATCTACATCACTTTCTTATGGCGTTGCGGGTATTTTAGACATCACGAAAATGGTTGAGCTTAGGCAGTGCTCAGTGACTGATGAAGATGAGGAGGAGTTTCTTGATAAGCTCTCAGATAAACTATATCAATTGAAAATGGCCATCGGCACAAGCGGTGCTTCATCGTCAAATAAATTGCCTCATCATGGTAATGGATGTGATATTGCAAAGATGTGGATCATATCTATGCTGGTTGGTCGTGATGGTTGCGCCAGTAGAAGTGCAATCACAATACCTGCTTCATCAGCATCTGGAGTGGAATTAAAAAAAATAAACGCGGCATTTGATGAAATGATTGATCTTGGTGTCATATGCGCTGACGAGTCAGCCGCAAAAAGCAGCAACAGAGCGCATGAAATGTACCGTTTGGCTGTTCCTCTTCACGATATAAGAAGGATTGATAGCAAGGGCATAGAAGATTGCATCATAAAAAAAATAAAAGCAGGAACGACCAAGAAAGAGCTGATCATATCAACCTCAAGAGAGGCGAGGGTTACGAGAAACAATGTTGAGATTTGCCTTCAAAAGATGATTTCAACAGGATTGATATCTGAGGATAAACTTGCACCAAGAAAAAGTAACAGAGCAATAATTTATAAAGTTAATTAAAAAAAAGCCCACTTTCGTGGGCTTCTTCTTTTTCATCAAAACGGACTGACGGCACTGTCCCTGCTTCTCCTGGCATCCAGATATCGCTTCAACTCCTCACGGTCGATGCCAAACGCATCACAGAAGTTTGCCACGGCATTTCCAGCGAAATGCTCATCTGGAGTCCACTTGCCACATTTTTTCGCCACATCACGATATGGCTGTGAAATGAATGCCGTGTTACCTTTGTAGTTTATGCGGCAGAAAAATACATCATCCTCTATGCTGTGCCCCATATTGCAACGGAACACCGGCACGCTGTGATAGTAGACTTCCATCAGGTTACGTCCAGTCATCATGTTTAGCGCTGCTTCTGGCTCGCACTCAGCTTCATACTGGCTGTATGCAAATATATCGCTTTGCTGAATTACGCGGATCATATGCTTACCTCATCATTAACTAATTTGTAGATGATGGCCCGGTTGCTTGTGCGCTTGGCCTCTTTATCCTCAATAACCTCGCCGTCTTCAATGAGCTTGTCCAGCATGCGCTCAGAGTCAGCTCGTTTATAGTTTCCATCCTTAGCCACGCCAATGATGATCGCTTTGCGTGCCATTCCACGCTTGACGTACTCACGGACAAGCGATTCAAGCCCCTCAACGCGCCTGTCGTTGCTCTTGGAGTTAGCCCCTGACAAACTATCAGCCCGCATCATCAAATCGCTTGTTGATTTGATGGTGAGCGCAACGGCATACCGCAGATGCTCCATTGTAATAACGCCAGTATCGCAGGCAAGAATCCCGGCTATCTTCGCCACCTTCACAGCGCACCGGTTAATCAACGGTTGATAACCTGTGCCATTTTCTACGTGCTGGCGGGCAATCATCTTGAGCCATGAAAAAAAAT